TAATACTGTGATTTCAACAATGGATCAAGATTACCTAGGTGGTTTTGTCCGCATACGCATACTACAGGAGATTCCTTATGGCAAAAAAAGTAAAGAACCTATCAGTCAAGACACGAGAATACAAAGACAAAAACGGTAATCCAAAAGCAAACTGGCAAAACATTGGAGTCATTATGGAAAATGACCAAGGCAAACAATATATGCTTATAGATAGATGGGTAAACTTAGCAGGTTTGCCTGACTTTAGTACAAAACCAAATCCATCAGCAGTAATGGTAAATATTTTTGATGCAGATAATAACTACCAACCCGGAAAACCAGCACCAAGTACACCAACGTATAAAGGTAATGATAATTCTGACGATTGGATTAGTTCACCAAAAGTACCAGAGGTAGACGAAATACCTTTTTAAGTAAGCAATAAAAAGCCCCAGAATGACACCAGACCTTTAATCACTCTGGGGCAATGGCTTTAGTTTTTGGGGATGAAGATACTAAAGCCAATTAGACCACTCTTACTTTTTCTTTGGTGGTCTACCTTTTGTAGTACCGTAAGTACCTTTTCCTTTTGGCATAATAAACTCCATTAGTTTTTATCAATATGAAAGAATTTTTTTATTCTGTCAATAGATTTTTTTTCTAATTTATTTCTTTTTAATTTTTCTTCTTTTATTTCTTGAACAATTTCATTTGCTTCTAGTTCTACAACTCTACCTAACAACCCTGCTAAAAAAACATCTTGTTTCATTTGATGTCTTACAAGATGAGTACAATATCTTTTTAATGTATCTATATCATTGCTTTTCATTATTTCTCTACAACGCATTTCAACTGACAATTGCAATTCTATAGGTGCAGGTTCTATTTCTATATTTAAAAAAGTTTCTTTTTCCATTAGTTTAATTTTGGAAACAAATTTTGCTCCAACAAATCAACCAATCTATCGTCCAATGTATTTGAGGTTTGCTTAACAATTGTCTCTCGCAAAATGTCAATTATCAATCGCTTTACCGCAGTAGTTGATAAAAACCTTACAAGAATGGGTTTTAGTATCTTGTACATAGTTTGTTAGTTTTTCCAAACATAGCAAACATTATTGGATCTGTCCTTCTATCCTACTGACTGCTTCAGATAATTTATTTAATCTAAAGTATATATCTCGTATGTCTCGCTCTCTGCGACTACTCATGTTAG